AAAGGCCCCCAGGTGGGGGCCTTTGCTTACCGGGTCTTGCTCGGTGGTTTGGGGGTTTCGTCGGCCGCGGGTGGCGCGGCCGGTGGCGGCGCGGGGCTGGCGATCATCTGGTTGATGGCGTCCAGCTCGCGGCGCTTCTGTTCGAGAAAGTTCGCTTTCATCTGCGGGTCAATGTCGGCCCGTTTGATCTGGTCCATTTCTCGAAGGATGGTTGCCACGCTCTTCATTGCTGTTCCTTCACGTCTTGGCCGTTGGCCTGGTGCTGAGGCGCGATGCTGTCGATGTGGCCCGTTTCAGGGTTCCACATGCCCAGGTGCACCAGGCGGTGATCCTCGGGGTACTTGAACAGCATGTTGTCTTTGTTGTTGTCGTTGACGGCCATTGTGAACATGCGCATGGCGGAGGCGTGGTTGTGCGCCGTGAAGGGCGGCGAGTACGTCTCGGCCTTGGTGTCGTGGATGCTGTAGAGATTCATTTCTTCGGTTCCGTTGTTGCGCCGTCAGGTTGCGGCGTTGTTGATTGTACGGGCGCTTGTGTGTTTTTCAAGAGGCCGAGTTTGTGTGCTTCTTCGCGGTTGTGTGCGTCGTGCACGAAGTCGAGCAGGGCGCCCGGGTCGTGGTTGAATCGGGCGCGCAGCTCGGCCGGGTAGCCCATGAACACCTGTTCTGCGTGTTTCACCGCGTTCATCGCGGTGTGGAAGTCGGTTGCGTTGGTGAAGTCGCCGAACTCCGGTGCGGTTCGGGCGGGTGGCAGTTCGCCCGTCAGGCCGAAGCGTCGGACGATGGTGTTGATGTCGGCGTCTTCGGCGTGGTGTTGCTGCGTGCGGCCTTCATCCGGGTCGCAGGCCAGGCCGGTGACCAGGCTCACCTGGTCTCCGTCGTGGTTGTAGCCGGTGCGGAAAATGGGGCTTTCGCCGGTAAATTCGTTCATGGCGGGTTTCCTTTCGGGGAATCTGAGGATGTTGTCGGAAAGGTTGATAGGTGGTTTAGGCTTTTTCATCGCATGATGAGTTTGAGTATCTGCATGATCTGCTGGAAATACCTGTTCACTTCGCCTGCGGATGAGTCGAAGAATTTGGCGCTGGCTGTTGCTTCAGGGATCGCCAGGCGTTTGAGTATTTCCTCCATCTTGGGCAGTTCGGCCAGGGCCTTAAAGCTGCCCTGGCCGAGCATGTGCTCGAAGCGTTCCTTTGCGTCTTTCGCTGAGTATTCGGCTGAGCCTACTTCCCATTCGCGTTTGCTGCGGTCTTGCAAGCGCACGCCTACGTCAGCTCGGGTTAGGTCGATCTGGTCGAGTATGTGCTCCGCGGTGTTTTTCTTTACTTCGGTGTCGGCCGCGATGTTCTGGATTTGCGCCATTTGGGTCATGGCGTTCAGTCCTTGGGCGGCGCTGGCTACCCCAGCTCCTATGCTGTTCTGCACTTGTGGCATTGAGCCCATGGGCGCGGATGCGCCCCCTTGTGCGTAGGCGAGCATCGGGTTGAGTCCCGCGGCTTGCATGTCGGCCACCGCGCGTTGGTACGCGGTATTGCTCATGCGTTCCTGAAAATCCATCTGGGACTGTCCCATTTGGACGTTGGTATCGTTCGCGCGTTCTTGGCCTAGGAAGCCGAGAACCGCGGAACCTCCGATGACGGATGGAAGTACCCACGGTGCCATGTTTGCTCCTTAGAAGTGGTCGATGAGGCCGGGCACCGAGCGGACCGGGAGCGGCCTGGTCGCGGTGAGGCTGAAGAAGCTGTCGAAGATGATTTGCGCTCCGTTTGCGCCTGCTCCCACGGCCAGGACGCGGCTGAGTGGCGGTTCTTCTCGGATGAATGTGTCTCCGAGTACCGGCAGCGCGGTGAAGCGTTGCGCCAGGTGCCAGGCGTCGAGCGTGCCCGCGCTGGTGCTTCTAAATAGGCCCGTGGTCATCGATGGCGAATAGCGATATTCGCTCCACCGTTCTTGATATCCGAATACCGCGTTATCTTGGGCGGTTGTCCCGGTGATATAGATTTCCTTATTGAGTACCGCTTGCTCTCCGAGCATGGCGAATGCCGGGAAATAGAAGTCGTATCGCGTGAGGCGTGACCAGTGTTTGCGGAGGCCCTGCTGGTATGTGAGGTCGGCTCTTACCATGGCGAGGCCGATGACGTACCCGTGCTCGGTTGACGAATAGGTGAACCCGTTGTTGTTGGCGAGTGCGGTCCCGATGGCGGCCAGGTTGGCGAGTGGCGTTGTGCTGCCGGTGATGTTGCTGCCCGAGGTTTGCGCGATCGGTGAGAGTTGGATCGGCGTGGAGCCGCCCCCGAGGTATTCGGGGCGGTCGAGGCGGAAATCCGGGCTTCTCACGCCGAAATGGCTGAGGATGATTTCCACGTATCGCGTGCCGCCGCGAGCGTCGCGCTCGAGTAGTTTTTGGATCTGGAAGGCCTGGCGGAGCTGGTTGATCGTTGCGGCCGTTGCTGCGGTCAGGTCGGCGTAGAGGCCGGCGGTGTCTGCGCCAGCCGCGCCCCAGTTCAGGGAGCCTGATGTGGTGCCGCTTGCCAGGTTGAGCGGGTTGCCTGCGCCGCCTGCGGTTGTGATGCTGACGTTCGCGCCAGTGCCGCCGCGCATGGTGAAGGTGGAGCCGGTGGATTTCACCGGGGCGGTGGTGCCTAGTGGCAGTGAGACCGGGATGGCCCCCTTTTGCGGCCAGGGCAGCGCGGTGGTGAAGTAGTCGGGGCGCTTGCCTCGTCGCATGATGACGTACCACGACTCAGGGTCGGCGGCGTCGTTGGTTGCCTGCGGGATGCTGTTCTGCAGGTTTTCGTCGCGGAACCATTGGTTCCAGATTCGGTTGTATGCCCGCAGTGGGAGCGAGCTCACCGATACCGTTTGTCCTGCTGTGACTTGGCCGACTGTGGGCAGGCCGAAGTAGTCGTAGAGGGAGCCCACGCCGAATCCGCCGGCCGGCGACACCACTTGCGGAATGGTGAAGCTGATCGAATCTGTGGGGTTTACTTGTTCCCCCATGAATTTGACCCAGTTGTCCCACACCAGGCGGTTCGGCACGTAGAAAAAGAACGTGTCTAGATATAGGTTGTCCATCACCGGGAAGATGGGCGTTGCGAGTCGCGCGAATGCTGTCATCTTCAATTTGAATGTGTCGCCTGGCAGCATTTCTTCGCAGTAGATCGGGATCAGTCGTCCTGCGTCGAAGGTAGTTTTGTGGGTGTGCTCGATTCGGAAAGTCGAGCGCGGGATTTCCGCCCTCGGGGTCATGGCGAATTGGTGCACGTTCACGGATTGATTGCGGTGCATCATCATGATTTGTTGCGGTCCTTGTTGACGTATTTAGCGGTTAGTACAGCCTCTTGTACCGCCAGGCGCTCTGGCGTGTTGTCGCCTTGGTGGAGTTCTAGGCGGTCTAGCATTCGGTTTTCTATGCCCACGTGGTCATAGGGCATGTCTGCGAGTTGGGTTTTGTAGTACCTGGGTATTGGCCTCCGTTTGCCGTTAAGCTCGGCGTAGTCGTGCGGGTATAGGTCCCGGTGGTATTTCTCTAGCCAGGCCTTTCCGATGGCTGGGTTTGTGGACATTCGGCCGTATGGAGGGTTGCAGCCCTCCGGGGTTTTCCTTTGGTCGGTGAGGATGTAGCCGGCGGTGTAGGCGGCTGTTTCGGGGGTCATCTCTTGGATGGTGGCCTGGCCGAGTTGCCACTGTCTGTCGAGCTCGGGGCTGGTGTACATGTCGAAGCCTTTAGCGGATTTCTTGTGATAGCGGCGGTCCTCTCTGTAATCGTGGCCGTACAGCATCATGTGGTAGTGCGGACGTTGGGTGTTGTCGCCGTACTCGCCGCATACGTAGTAGCGGATTTGGTTGCCGCGTTTGGCCCGTAGGCGTTTTAGAAACAGTTGTATGTCGCGGTGCCGTAGGCCGTCAGGTGGTAGGTTTGCGTCGGTGTAGGTGAGAGTGAGAAAGCATGTCTTTTCATGCATTTGCCGTTCGTTGTGCAGTCGGATAGTCCACGCCGCGACTCGTTTCTCACGGCATCCGATGCATTGCCCGCACGGTAGGGTGAGCTCACCGGTTATCCCTTTTGCGTTGTGGTTGAAGCTCACCCCGTTGTCGGTTTTGTATGCCGTCATGGGGTGAAAGCATTTCACAGGCGGAAGCCCCCTCGTGCCGGCATCATGTTGGCGGCTTTGGTTTTGCTGGTGTTGCGTCGAAATTGTTTGGCGCTTTGCTGTTTGTTTGCTGCGTATTTCATTTGGTTCCTTTGGTTTAGGGCCATCTGGCCCGTCTCTAGTTTCCGGCCTTTCCTTGGCCGGTTCAAGCCCTCGGCTTGTGTTTGGGCGTGATGTTCTGCGATAGCATTTAATCACGCGTTCATTGTCCTGTTGGTTTATTTTACTAGCTTGCGTTTAATATCCCTCCTTCCTGGGGAGCGGTATTAGTCGGCGTTATTGGTTTGCCGTTGGTTCGAGCGTTGCGAGTAGTCCCCCCCGTGGGTGAAAACCTGTGTGTTTTCGTGGTGCACAGTAGATCCCTTGTTGTCTACTGTGCCCACTGACAACCCCTCTAGGTTGGCAGTGGAAAGGCCCCCAGGTGGGGGCCTTTGCTTACCGGGTCTTGCTCGGTGGTTTGGGGG